ACAGTTGCTCCCGCATCTAAGGAAACAGTAGAATTAAACTCGGCTGTACTATCAGCTATAAAAGCACCTTTTGTATTGACGGCACCTAAAACAGAAGTAGAAACTGCTACATTAAAATTAGCAGTGCCATCACAATAAACTCTTGAGTAAGCACCTTGAGTAACTACAACACCATTAGCTACGTGTCCTGTTGCTGCGATTGTAAGAGCATAAGCTCCTGATGTATTGTTATAAATAAGATATTCACTTCCACCTGTAACAGCTGGAATTAAAACTGAAATAGCACCTGTTAAAGCGCCTGTAAGTTCAATAACTTTATTTGCTGATTCAGCGTCAGGATCTGCATTACCTGTAGTTAATGTAACATCAGCAGAACCCGCTACTGATTTTGATACGTAACCTTGAGCAAAAGCGTCAAGAACTTCTAAATTTGTATTTGTATTTGTTCCCCATGTAGCCGCATTAGCGCCTGTTTCCATGAGTTCTAGTTTTAAACTATCTGAATATGTTGATGCCATTTTTTAAACCTCTCCAAAATCTACTAAATTTTCCTCTACTATTCAAGGCATTATTTGCTATCTCTTCTTTTCTTATTAAAGATAATTTTTTAAGCCTTTTCTTCATTATATCTGATTTAGATAAATCTTTTACAAGTGATATTACCAGCATTTTATCTCCTGGAGCCTTTACTTTTAAAACTTCTCTTGCGGTAGAAGATTTAAACACAACTGCAAAACCTTCCTCAAATTGAAAAGGATATTTAACACTTTGCTTTTTAAAGCTTAGTTGAAAAGTATTTCCTGGCTTCCATTTATTTAAACCCATTACTATAGTTAAATCTTCTGTTAACTCATTATTATGAATTAATTCATAACCTTCCTCTAAAAATTCTATGACATGTATGTAAGAAATAGAATAGGGGAAATTTTTTAAAATTTTTAACTGTTCACCTTTAGGTATATCATAAGGGTTATTATAAAATTCTTCTTCTAAATCTTTAATTAAAGATTCTATGTAAGGATGTTTTATTTCTAAAAAATTTAAAGTTCTATTTGCATTTTTTGTAACAACAGAATTTTTAATTAATTGCTTTGTGGCTTTACAAAAAGCAAAAATATTAGTTGCTTTTTTAATAATATTTTTATTATTAAGTATATGGGTATTAATAGCAGAGGTTATCATTTTACGCAGCTATCGTAGCAGTATCTACCCCTGTCCAAGTATTGTTTGCATTGGTGTTTACGTTTGCCCATGGAGTTGAATATATATTAGCTAAAGATAAGGTCATAGTCAATGAAGTTGGGAAAACTAAAGCATCACCTGTAGGAGATATAGAAGCCTCACTAAAGGTCATTCCTATTCCTGTTGCAGAGACAATAACTCCTGTTCCTACGGAAACAGTGACATTATCTAAAGTAGTAGTTAACGTAACAGCGGTTGGTTCAATAACGGAAATAATCTCTATATCTACTGACCCTAGACTTGTATTGATTACAACAGGGTTTGGATCAACAATACTTTGAGCTTCAGCTATAACAGTGCCTAGCTGGAAATCCATTTGATCTGTTGGCGCAATGACAGCTACACTTCCTTCAGCAGAAACAGTAGCTCCTGATAAAGCAACGCCAATACTTAAAGAATCAGGTTCTATAATTTGATCTGTTTCAAGAGTAACAGAATCTAAAGTTGAATTAATTGGAAGTCCTGTTGTAGAAACAATAACTCCTGTTCCTACGGAAACAGATACGTCTGCTAAAGAGGAAACCATTTGAACGCCTGTGACGTTCGCAAAAATTTCTATATTTTCATTCCACGCAAAAGAACCCCAGGTGGATCTTCCCCAACCAGCATCCACTGATCCCGAACTAGCTTCTTCCCCTTCGGTAAAAGTCATAGACAAGCTTGTTACTTCAACAGCGTGACCTTCTTCAATAGTTGGTGTACCTAAAAATGTATTTACAGATTGAACGCCTGTAAGCGGAAAAATATTTATACCTTCAGCTGTATAGTCTCCTATAGCTAAAGATAAAGTAACGGGTGTACAGACTATTACTACGTCAGAAATCTGACTTAGTGTTCCAGTGCTCGCGCTGAATTCGACACCTGTAGCATTAACTGGTGCTTGTTCACCGAAAGAACCTGAACTCCAGGTTTCTCTACTCCAACCTTGTAAATCTGCCATGGAGACTTCCTAGACTAGGATAGTCTCAATATAGCACTTGTTGCATCATTTGTTGGAAACGCAATTGTGAATGTTCCATTAGTTGATGTTTTTACACCACCAAAATCTAAAACTGCAATCGCTGCATTAACATTACTTGCATTACTTGCATTGTATATTACAGCTGCTTGTGCTGAAATAGTTGCAGAAGTAAAACTTAAATTTGCAAAATCAACAAAAGCTGTTGATGCTGTCGCATTAGTTTTTGTTAAGCCTACAGTTGCACTTGCTAAAGTACCACCGCCAGCTGCGTATGTTCCTGAGTCTGGGACTTCATTAGTTACTGAATACGCTGCTGTGTTTGCGTCTAAAGCTGCTAAACTTGTAAAAAGCGCAAGGTTAATAGTATTTGCTGTTAAGCTATGTTCTGCTAACAGAACTTGTTGTTTAAATGTAGCACAAACTGCTTGGTTAATTGCCATCTTATGTACCTCCTGGGTCTACTGATCTTAGAGGAATTCGTAACACGCCATCCATGTACTCGTCCCTACGTTTACGTCCCATCTGTTCGTTAGCATAAGTTGTTAACGCCGATTGAAACTTCTGGTCGTATATTTGCATATCCTGTGGATTTTTCAAGTAAGAATATGCTTGAGCTACACAACCGTAAATTAAAACTTCTTGAGCATTTGTAGATAAGAATGTTGTTGTATTAGTATTACTAAGTCTTTCAGGAGTTTCATCATACCACATTTCAATAGTATATACTTCACTAGGAGTTGGAGCTAAAATAATATTAGTAGCATCCCAATTTCCCCAAAATTTAGGGACTCCTGTACCTGTAGATTCACTTCTTAAAGGAGAGTATTCATCTAAAAAGGTGGCATCTCTTTGTTGAAGCCAAGTACGCTCATTGTCGGAGTTGAGAATTTGTAATCCTCTAGCGAATCTGAATCCCCCTTCAGGGCCAGAAACGTTAAGAAAAGCATTATTAGCAACAGTGGTAGTGGTGGCATATCTTCGTTGTGCATCGGAATCAACCTCCCTTGCTACTTGATCTTCTATGTTAATAAGAAAAACATTAATAATGGAATTAGATAATACATTAATATCTACTTCCGTGTAGTTTCTAACATTGTCTAATAATTCAGAATAATTCATTATGGGTTCACTATCTCTATTACTACTCTACCAATTCTTGATCCTATAATCAATGGTTGTTCTTGAACTGATGGTTGCATTCCCACCGAAGTAAAAGAACTATCCCCTGGTGCTCCTACATAGACGTACATTACATTAGGTCCATCTGGTCTAGGGTTTTTTAAAGCTTCTGGATCAGGTCTATTATAAGGAGGATTTAATTGCGGTTGTTTTGATTCATAGCATTGAGTACAAACCATTAAACCATTCCATTCTTTTTTTAAATCTAAGTAAGAATATTGAAAGCCACATCTATCGCAGATAGCTTGTGAATGAGTGCCGACCGCAAACGCCATAATTAATACCCCGAAGGAAAAAAGTTTTGTGGAGTTAAGTGCACTGAAGTAGATTGACTACCTTCAATGAGTGCCCTATTAAGTTCATCTTCATAGTACATTTTTAATTCTTGAGTTTTAACCGGATTGTATTTTTGAGATAAATAAAAAGCTAATCCTGAAGTTAAACAAGGATAAAAAGTATAATAAATATCTGGTATGTTTGTATAAGAACCAGCGTCTTGAATCCTTGCCATATAATTAAAATTAATTTGAGTGTCGGTGACATTAGGAGTTAAATATAAATTAATTGTTACATTAGATTGACCATTAGCAGTGGCTATTTCTTGTTGTACATAATATTGACTTGGTGTTCCTTCAGAGAATTTATTAGGAATTTGTAAATACTCAGATCTTGAAACCTGAGTCATAGTTGTATCTACATTATTATTTCTAAAAACCGCTTCTAAAATATCATCGGTATTAGCTGGAAGTTGATAGGAAGTTGTGCCTGCAGTTAAATTAATTGTAGCATTTTCAACTTTCCAAATATGTACACCACGATTACCCCATTCAGAAAGTAATAAATTTAAACTTCTTTTAGCAGATTTAATATCATAACCTGTTCTTACTTGTTTATTACAACGTTCGAACGCTTCAGCGATAAGTTCTTCTGTATCTAGAGTAAAAGTGGTTGTACCTGAAGTAGACATATTAAATTACTTTTTAGTTCCTTTAGTTGTCATTCCACCTTTTTTCATTTTCATCATTCCGCCACCGCGTTTTTTAACGACTTGTTTCTTCATCATTCCGCCACCGCGTTTTTTGATAACTTGTTTTTTTTTCATCATGACTTGTACTCCTTAATAAAAAGTTTTTTATATAAATTTTGCCTAGTTAATACTACGTCTTCGTAGTAATCCTTTGGCCACTTCTCATAATAACCTATCTTATGGAGTTTGCAACTTGCTTCATA